TGAAGCACAAAATGAGTTCATAACAGGTATCCCTCGGGAGTCCGACGATCCATTCGACGTGCCTTCAGAGAACAAAAAGCGTAATGTCAATAGATACATGCAAGCGAGTTTTATTCTAAAGGATACAGTAAAACACTTTGTCCCAGCGGATAACAAACGTGCTCACATGGCATTATCATCACTTTTCACATCATCAGATAAACTACGTTCAACTAGTCACAAAAAGTATTGTGAAATCATGCAAAAAGTATACAACTGGTTCAAAGTCTGGGTTTTATCGGGGTCAAGGGCACAAGGAGATATTCCTGACAAATACTGACACAGATTGGATAAACAGCCAGTACAATTAACACGACTGATGGAGTATTTACTAGCCGAAGACAATGAGAAGGTAAAAGTCATTGTAATCAGAATAGCCCTAACAATTATGTCCCTCCCAAGAATTATGGTGGTTCCCATCCCTCCCTCACTTCATACAATTACTGACCCATTTTCAGGAACGGATGAAGAAGGAGAATGCCTTAACATCGACGATTTATCTTCACGTCTAAACTTACAACTCAGCGATATAAGGAAGGAATTCACTGTGTTTTGCGAGCAAGCCACCTTCCATGAGTCACTTGCTGCTGGTCCTAATGGACATGCCGTATGAGCGTCACATCTAGATGCTTTCGAGGTATGTAACGACAGCAATCTTCATGAGAATATTGTTAATCTATCAATGGAATGTGGGATGCCTCACATTCCAGAACAATTGGAAAAGTTGAGAGGGGTGTTCTCACTGTTCGATATGACTTTCTCTTCTTGATCAGGCGGTACTCATTCTAAACTACACGTGTTATTTGAGAAGGCTATGAAATCCCGTATTATCGGTATTGGGGATTACTTCTCTCAAAGTGTCTTAACACCATTCCACAAACTCTTGGCTTCAGTTCTTGATCGTATACCTAACGACTTCACTAACTCTCATGAGAAAGGTTTCGAACGTGTGCGTCAACTAACAGTGGAAAGTGACGAATGTCATTCACTGGACTTATCCGCAGCAACTGACCGGCTTCCGGTCAAGGCTCAAGGTCGTATGATTGGAATCCTTTTAGGCAATTCTTACCTTGGTGACCTATGAGTGAAAGTTATCTCAGACAGAGCCTTTTTAACAGAGACTGGTCATAAAGTCTCTTACGCTGTCGGACAACCAATGGGTCTGAAGTCATCATTTC